CTCCGCGACTGGATGCGTCGCGACGGCCTCGCCTGGAAGATCTATCTCGCGACCAAGCGCAAGAACCTGTACGGCTTCTCGTGGATGAAGGTCTGGCCCCACTCGGCCGAAAAGCGCCCGGCCTTCGAGTTGGCCGTATCGGTCACGCCCGGATGGACCGTCAGGATCGTCACGCCGTTGCCGACGATGGCGGCCGAGGCGAGGATGAGATACCAGCCCGCCGGGGCCCCGGCGGCGCTGATCTTCGAGGGGGCGGCGCCCTCGATCGACACCGTGATCGAGCCCGTGCCGACGGTCGTCATGTCGACGACGACCTCGATGCCGACGGCCTTGGTTGCGTCCCACGAGCCGGGCGTCGTGCCGACGGTCCGCGACAGCGAGGCGAGGAGAGCGACCTCCTCGGGATAGAAGTCTCGAGTCATGGACCTACCTCCGAGCGAGCGTCCATCGCCGGCGCCGAGTGCCAGCGACGATGTTGAAGGGCTGGGTGCGGGGGGCGGCGGCGTGGCCGACGAGCTTCCACAGATACCAGGCGAGCTGGACGAGGGCCATGGCCGCGTCTTGGCGCTGGGCCTCGTCGGCCCGCCGGAGGACGGCGAGCTGTCGACGGAGCTTGAGCCACGGGCCGGTGTTGGGGAACCGAAGGAGGCCGAACGGCCCCTCGGGCCGGGGCCATTCGTTGATGAACCCCTCTGTCGCGTCGACCGGGAGACCCCACGACAGGAGCCGCTGGAGCCCCTGCAAGCCCGCCTCCTTGTTCGTGACCCACTTGACCTCACGGCCCTGAAGGTTGCAGTTGACGGCTGGCAGGCCGTCGGCGCGAGCCTTCCGGAAGACGTGCAGGCCACCTGGCCCGGTCCCGTCGATGATGAGCGCCCGGCTCCGGTAGCCCCGGGTCTCCCGCGAAGCGTAGGCATGTAGCTCATCGCCGGTCAAGGTCCGGCTGGATCGGATGATCTCCATGTGGTTGCCGACGATGGGGTTGGTGGGGCTGATCGTGAGCGGCGGCCACGGCGAGTCGACGGTGATGAGGACGTTGTCGTCATGGGCCAGCGCGTGATCGAGGGTCGTGAAGAACGTCCGGAGCCGGGCGAACGCCTCCCAGGCTTTGCCGTCGGTCGGTGGCTTCGTGACCTCGGGGAGCTCGTTGGTGAAGGCATTGGCAAGGAGGAACGGCGGAAAGAGCGAGCTGGCCCCGCCGCCGAGGGATCCATCGAGCGAGCGGGCGGCGACGTCCTTGTTGATCGAGAGGCGGCGCTGACGATCGATCGACTCGGCGCTCTGGCTGTAGTTGGTCGAGCGGGCGGCCTGGGTGAAGTTCCAATCCGAGGGGTTGGCCTCGCTCAGCTCCTCGAGCTCCTGGTAGATGTGTTCGCTCGCGATCGTGGCCGTGCCCGACAGCACGATCGGGGCCATGAAGTCCGACGACCGCGCGAGCATCGTCTGGTCGAAGATGTCGGTGATGTCCTCGGGTGGCAACTGCCGGGGAAACTCGTCCCAATCGATGAACCACCAACTGTCCGACTCGAGGCGGGCGGCCTTGCCCTGGGTCGAGCGGAAGTCGATCTTGGCGCCGTTCGCACAATGGACGGCCGGTCGGTCGACCCCGGTCGCATCGACGTCCTTTGTGACGGCGAAGAAGGGCGCGAGGAGGGCCGGACGCTGACGCTGATTGAGCGGATCGCGCTGCTGCATCGCGGATCCGGCGAGGAGCTCTTCCCACAATTCGACGGCCTTCCCGGCGAGCTCGCCGAGGGGCGCGCTGTGGAGGGTCTTGTAGCGGTAGGCGAACCAGTCGTCGAACTCGGCGGCCGTGTAGCGCCACTTGTACCAGTTCATCCAGCCGTGGCCGATGTCGAGGCCGGTCGTCTTGCCCGTCCGGTTGGCCCAGCGCCAGACATGGACCGTGCCCGGCGGCCAGGTGAGGAGATCGTTCAGGTGCTCGCGCTGAGGGTCGGTGAGGAGGACCCCGAGCCCGTAGTAGGCCCACAGGTCGATGTCGCCGTCCTCGAGCCACGCCCGGTGGCGGGCCGGCAGATCCTCGAGGGCCCGGAGAAAGTCGGCCCGGCTCATGGGGTGTCTTTGCGCAAAGACACCTTGATCGGATCGGGCACCTGGGGCATTGCCCCGCGGGCGTGATCCTCGATCGAGCGCGGCAGGCCCGAGCCGAGACAGCCGCGGCAGAGCTCACGCACCATGCCCGTCCAGCGCCAGCCCTTCCCGCCGCAGACCTCGCAGACGTGGCACATCAGCCGACGGCCCGGGCGGCCAGGAGCTTGCGCTCCTCGGCGAGCTCGTCGCGGAGCTCGTCGACGATCGCGGCCTGCTCGTCCTCGCTGTGGGGTGCCCGGATGTGCCCGGAGCTCATGGCGAAGATGGCGGCGACGTCGATCGCCTGCTGATTGCGGGCGAGCCGGCTCTTCTCGCGAGCCTCAGCGCCCCGCATCCCGAGCTTGGTCGCGACGTCGAGGACGAACTTGGGCTCCATGACGGCCATGACGTCGCCGTGTTCCTCGAGGAGGCGCTCGATGAGGCCCGTCGCCCGCATCCCGACCCGGGTGTTGGCGTCCATGACGCCGATGAAGTCGGTCGAGACCGGGACCTCCTCGGCGAGCCAGCGGCCGCCGGGCTTGATGTCGCGCCAGGAGGCCTCGATGTGCTCGGCGTGGCGGGTGATCGTCTTGGGGTTGCACGTCGCGAGCTCGGGGACCTTGGATCCGCGGGCGACGTCGGTCCCGTCGGACCGGTAGGTGACGGAGCGGACCATCCCGTCGCTGGGCCAGATGGCCGCGTTGATCGCGACCCGCGTCGGCTCGGGCGCCTGACAGACGAGGCAGTCGCCCTTGAGAGGCGCCGCCCTCATGCCGTCGGGAGGTAGCCGCTGCCCCGCCGGCGGCGCCTCTTGTTCGCGACCTCGTCGAGCGAGTCGTTGGGTCGCTTCGACGGGCCGATGGCGCCGGTCTCGTACTGGACGTGGCCCTCGCGGCGGGCGACGTTCGCGTTGTGCCGGCTCACCTTCACGTTGCGAGGCGGGCGCTTGCCGCTCCGGCCCGTGTTGGCGATCGCGACGGGGTTCTTGCGTTCCGGGTTGACGAGGCGCTTGAGAGGCTTGACCTCACGGTCCCGGAGGGGCGACCCGCCCGCCCGGGTGGTGTCCTCCTCGACCCGGAGGCCCTCGCGGCGGGCGACCTCGAGGGCATGGCGCGGGAGCTTCACGTTCGAGCCCGTGGCGCCGAAGCGCGCGAGCGCCGTCGGATCCTTGCGCGAGGGGTTGATCGCCGCGGCCTTGGGTGCCAGGCGCGGCACGGTCTTCGTGCCGGTCCGGCGGGTGGTGTTGGTCCTCTTCAGGGCCATGCCTACAGCCCGATCACGCTCTGGCCGATCACGCCGACCGCTTCCGCTTCTTGGTCGCGCTCGAGCCCGAGGGCTTCGAGGGCTTTGTCTTCGATCCGGAAGAGCCGGCAGGCCTCTTCGACGCAGGCGAGCCTGACCGGGCAGTAGCGCTGGCAGAAGTCCGCGATCTCTTCGATGGCCCCCTGGGCTTCACCCGCTCCGGCAAAGCCTTCCCTTTCGGGGTCTCGGCCTCGAAACGTCGGGCCAACTCGGGGTCCGTCGCGTACAGCTTCCGGCGCTGGGCCTTGCTCTTGAAGGGCATCAGTCGAGGCCGTAGCTGGCGAGGACCCGGTCGATGACGGCCGGGCCGTAGGGCCCACCGTGGGTGGAGCGGGCCGGGAGCTGGGCGCGGGCAGCGTCGGCATCGTCATAGCGGCCCGCCCTCTCCCTCGGCGTCGGCGGCTGGGTCGAGGGACTCGTCGCGCTCGGCATCGACGGCTCGGAGAAGAGCGGGTCGTCCAGGCGGGCGGTCATCGCCGCCATCCTCGCGAGGTTCATCGCCCGTCGCTGCGTCGTCGCCGCGGCGAGCGAGTCCAGGGCCTTCATCGTGGCGGCGAAGTCCAATCGCGAGGGCTGCACGGATCACTTCCTGCCGTTCGCGGAACGTGACGGCCCGCTCGAGCTCGGTGCCCGGGCCAGGATCTCCACGAAGGAGCCATCCGCCGAGGGCGACGGCTGCGATCGCGAGCAGGACCACGGGTAGCGGCAGAGCGTCAGGTGCAACGATCGCGCCCGCCCCACCAACGAGGAGCACCAGCGCAACCGGGGGTGCCGCGGCGCGAGCCCTCGGAACGATCGCGTCCGGCCTCGTTGCTGGAGCGGCCTTCCGATCCCGGAGCCGACGAAGCTGAACGTCATCGAGTGCGGCCTCCGTGACCCTCGCCATCGCATCCACGCTACGACGCCCCCCCGTCGGTCGTCAATGCGTCGGCGTTCTCGATGACCTCTTCCCACCACGGCGGCGCCTGGGCTTCGCGGATCCGGGCCAGCCGGGCGGCGTGACTGAGGCGAGACCACTCGGCCAACGTGCCGGCGTCGGGGCCCCGGCGGGCGATCTCGAGGAGGTCCTTGGCGCTCGACGAACAGAACCGGCAGTGGACCGGATGGTAGTAGCTGACCCGCTCGGCGAGCTTCTGTGGTGTCGCCTCCTCGTTCGCCGATCGCCACCGGGCGAGGTAGCAGACCGAGGCCGCGACGACGTCAGCCGGGCCCATCGAGCATCGGTTCCGAGGCGGCGTGCTTGCGGAGCGGCGGCCAGAGTCGCTCCGGCGCCCGGTTGAGCTTCTGGCGGGCGAACTCGAGCCACTCCGCGCTGACGTCGATGCCGATGACGAGCGACGCGCCCGCCGCTCGAGCTCCGGCGATGAGGCCACCGCCGCCGCAGAACGGGTCGATGACCTTCTGGCCGGGGAGGCCGCCGGCGAGCCACGCGCCGAGGGATGGCGGCAGGGCGTTGGGGTGGTCGGGTGGCTTCGGCTGGCGGGCGACCGAGCGCGGCGGCAGGAGGAAGTGCGGCTTCGAGGGCATCGTCGACCGGCCGCGCGCCGGACCGTAGACGTTGGCGAGCTGGAGACCGTACATCCAGGCGTCGATCGGGACCGCGGTGCCCATGTTCTGGATGATGGCGAGGATCCTGCGAGGCTCGAAGGGAAGGATCGCTCGGGTACCGGCCGTGGAGCCGGTGATGACGATGGCCGAGGCGGCCTGCACGACACACAGGCGGACGATCGCCTTGACCGCGTCGGTCGCCTCGTGTTCGACCATCCGCTTCGTGTTGCGAGGGACGTCCGTGTAGGGCGGGTCGGTGATGACGTGGTAGCCCTCGAGCGCCTCGAAGTTCTCGGGCACGCCGAGATAGTCCTCGGCCCGGCCGTGGTAGAGGATCCAGCCCGGGCCCGAGTCGAAGACCCTCACCGGCTGTGCTCCGCCCGGATGACGATGCCCCGGCCGCGGTGGCGGAAGAGCGTCGGCTGGACGGCCGCGGTCCGGCGGCCACCGGCATGTTGAAGCGGATGCTTGGGTGGCCGGCCGAGCGGCCGCGGGGTCGTCAGCGGCGGGTGGCCCTCGAGGGGCTGGCCGCAGTCGT